CATGTAGTCCTTCATAGATATTTGTTAGTGAGGGCGAGAGGATATGGTCACCATCTCGTAGTCCATCGTTTGTACCTGCTGTGTGTCCTGAAATTGGATTGTCTACCATTTTACTTCACCTCAATTACTATCTGTATTCTTACCTCGTTTGATGCTGTCTTATTAAACGATGCAATTGTATGCCGAGCAATTGGAATAGAACTTAGAGCGCCTCTAAACTGTATGAAAACCTCTTGTAGATTTTCATTAAAAACCTCTGTCGCTGGTAAGAACCCCTCCACCAAAAGAGAAGTATCACTTATGATTCGTACTGTAGGATTGATAATTTTAGCAGGTCTACCAGCAGCACCATCGCTCTTAGTAGCAGGGCTACCATCGTAACCCACTACCATTTCATTGATATTAGCGGCGAGTGTATCTATCAATAGTCGTCTCATATGATTTGATACTGGCATATTCATTCACCTCTAAGTGTTATCACTTGCGTTTTGCTGCCACCGATGGACTCTTTTGTACCGCTCTTACCCACTACACCCCGACCCATGCCTCTACCTATGATGAAACCATCGCCTTCTATACCATGTCCTCGTATGTGCGTGACAATAACTGATACAATTTCAACATCACCGAATAGAGCCATATTCTTTTCAACCACCTGTTGGATAGTATCTTGTTGTCTCCCTGTGTTTTTAGTACCTTGAAGAATGCCTTGAAGAATACCTTCTACTCCCCTTTCAATACTCAAAAATATAAGGTCTGCTGTATTCTCAGCAAGTTTATGTCGTACTTCAATGAGCATCTTCTTCTCACCGTTATATTCAATCGTCATACCGGGGCGTAAGTCCCAAGCATTCGGGTGACCAGCACTCGTGAGATTACCCAGCATGACAGAGTTAGCCTTCAAGACATTACGAGCGACCTCTCTCGCTTGCTCGTTACTACGAACAGTGAAGTCACCGATAACTTGAGGCTCTTCTACAATATCTGCATTAGATTGTTTTTCAGAATTGTTGACTTCAGCAAATGCTGAATCATTTACAGCCGTTTCTACTCCTTCAACAATGACTCTGTTAGAAATATAATCAACAGTGTTTGTCTGGGCTGGTCCTGTGCGTGCCATGTGGTCTACGAAACGACTACCTTCTTCAAATTGGAATGGAACATAAAGGAGATTCCCGAATCTATCAAAATGGATAACTCGGCTATCGTGTCTGCTTATGAAACGCAAAGCATCTACGAGGGTAATGCCATGGAAATCTACACCAACGAATGAGTCGCTATGTCTCCTCCTATCAATCTCAGAATTGTTAGCAGCCATAGGGAGTGCTATATTTACCGATGTAAGGGTATCAGCAATATCCCTACTGAGACGAATCGCTAAATCAGTTGTTCTCAATCCTACATCAATCGGTTGAGCGAAGTGTCCTTGAGTTTGTGTGAACCCAAGACCTTTGAAATCTTTCCCTTTCATATTCTTCACTGCAAATGTAGTACCCGTTCCACTGTTCATCAAAGAAGATGGTCGCAAGCGTTCATCTGTAAACTCCTTACCGTAAATCAGCACTGGCTTATTTGAAGCAGCATCGCTTGTAACTGCCGACCCCATATAAACGATTGAACCCTGATAATTTCTACCATGAGTCTGTGGTTGTTTGAGTATCATTGAATCTTGTAACTCAGTAATGTTATATGCACGCTCAGTAGCGATAGCGTAGTTAGCAGTCTTACGCTGCTTCACTGTGACCTTCTTTGCTAAATCGTTCTGCGGTGAATACTCACCAAGATGAAGGGCATTATCCACGAACTTAGGTTTACGGATAGCCTTCATGACCACCGATGTATCAGCACTACCTCTTTTTAATCCAAGATAAGGCATCATGCATCACCACTGTGGTCTGATGTGTTGAACGATACATCTTCTTTATGTCCCTTACTATGTAGAGATTGGCTGAATCTTGGCTTCACTGTATAGTCTTTTGAATATACACTGCGACGGGGTGCATCACTTCTGAAATGTTGTAGTGTATTTTCAGTCATTACCAATCGTGTAACACTGCTCTTGAGTGTAGTTTTATCAAACCCGGTTACTTCTGTTCCGGGCAACTTTGGTCCTTTAGAAGTAGGTACTGTGTCACTACTGGCCTCAACAAGATACACTGGTTGGTAAGGAGCAGATGAATCAGGGTTCGTGGCACGCATATATGCGGTGCTACCAGTGTGCAAACCTGCTCTACCATTGAGCACTTCGTAAGTGAACATACCATATTTTCCACCAGCAGTCGCAGTATATGCGGTGCTACCATACTGTTTACTCGCACTATATAGCGCCAGTTGTGGTCTGAATACAGCGATGTGTTGATTATCAAGAAGTCGTACTGGGCGCACGAGGAAGAGGATAGTATCATCATCTTTATTAGTTTGAGTACCACTACTGGCTCTTGAATCGTAGATATTCGTTTGGTATGGGTTACTTGTCTTTTGTGAACTACTCAAACTTGTTCTGCCCCAATTCGCATCATTGAATGGGTTAGCAAAACTCCTTGACTCTAAGATGTAATTACCACCCATTGGTTTGAAGTTACTCGTGTGACTGAATCGCATTACACCACCATGGGGTTGAGCAGCGAAGGAAAGAGATGTTAGGTCATAGTCACCAAGAGTCTGTGAACCTGCTTGCATTCCACCATGTAGAATTACACGCTGACCCACGCCTCTGTTAGTGTGTAGGCTATGCGCCTCAGAGTTGATTACTACCATGTTAGAATCTCCTCCTTTGAGGGATTCAATAGTCTCTCCATCAATACCAATTCTTGGAGAGGAGCGAGAGATAGCATCCTTATGCACTGAAGTCCCACTGATTGACTCTACCTTATCACTTACAGTCGCTTCAGGCTTCAATAAGCCATCCTCGTCTACTTCTAATCGGTTACTGATTCCACGCCTAATTTCAGTTGGTTGTAAGACATCATTTCTTGGGCGAATCAAACCTGTGCCGAATGTAGGCTCTGCTGTGTTAGCAGAGAGGACAACTCCTGAGTTTTCATATACAGCACTGAGTTCTACCAAGATGTCCTCATTAAATTGAGTTGGATAACGGACACCACGACCCCCTCCCATGTCACCTATACGCATAGCATTTGTAGGTGCAAATACATCCACGAGCATAGTAGCGGTGTTATTGTTACCAGTATTCTTACGACCACCGAATCTTGGTATTGTGCTTGAAGGTGATGCTAAAACTGCTCCCGAAGATGTATCTGAGTCAGCAGCAATTCCTTTCAAATTGAAGATTGGTTTGTTGTTATTCCATATTCGTGCGTATGGTGTTCTTCCATTGGTTCTATCATATTCATAGACATCACCAGCATCCCACGCAGGGTTGATACCGAAACTACGAACAGGTGAGCGACGGACATCCTCACCACGAGTATTACCCCACCAGTCAACCAAATAATATGCTACAGCGTTTCTATAGTCACCGAGTCCTTTACCAGCAGAGTCACCCCACCAATCTCTGATTACAGTAGATGGGTTACGGATGGTGCGTATAGCGCAACCAAATCCTCGTGTCATTCTACGACCATCACTGTAACGAACTTGCCATTCATACTTGTCAGCATTCAACATACCAGCGGCTGTAGTGTGTCTCTCTAACATACCGACATAGGTTGTAGGGAGATTAGCATTCGCTTGACTTGTATCTGCACCAGCGTATACCCAACCGCTACCACTTTGAGCCTCATATTCAACAAGTGGGCCAGCCTTGTAACCAACTGTAAAGTCACTCGCTCCACTATGAGTAGCAGCCTCTTGGTAAGCACGCATACCATAGTGACCCCATTGAGGTCTATTCCAAGGTTGGCGCAAACCAAAGCGGTAACCGAAAGGATATGGTCGTGTAGCAATTGAACTTGCTGCTACAGTAGTGATACCATTAGCGACACTATATGAACCACCATCATCAGAATCAGTCCAATATGTACCACCATCATGTGAGTATTGTTGAGGTATATGCCAACCAGCAGCAGTAGTAGCGTAACCATCTAAAC